CTCGTCATTGGTAAAACTCTTTATGTCATAAGCTACTTTGTCGACACCGAAGCTCTTCGCCAATCGTGATCGTAATCGTTCCTTCTTGACGGTGTCGCGATTACCTCTCTCTGCCGCATACGATCTTGTCTCGCCGTAGGCCACCTCGCCCGGCGTTCGTATAAAAAATGGTCCTTATCAGATTCTCGTTTATTCTTATGTACGTAATCTCTGTGCGAACTGTTGAAATACCAGCTCCTTCCCATGTGATCTATTCCAATATCTTTCTCTCCTTTAACTATATGATCATGGCTATGTTTACTCCTAGTTAAAATTTCCATGAAAACTAGATCAGTATAAATAGTCACTTGCTCTGTCGCTCTAGTTAGTGCCATATACAACAGTTTATATTCATCTGCTCTCAGCAAATGCAGACCTTGTCTTTCCAACACCACGTTCATTTTCTTTACCCTGGTACCTTGGGTTCCTGTGAGCGTATGCCAATTGTTATTACCTTTCGCGTTCTTTATATCTTTTAATGCTGTAGTTAGACAATAATAGTGTTCTCCTGACTTTCTTTCAAGAATCTGAGATCTACAATCTTAACTTCTCCTTTAGTACTCGATGTGGCAATATTGAACCCTATGTTTTGACACATCTCGGCTATCTTGGGAATTACTGAGAAACTTAACGCTCCATAATCAAATTCTCCCAGAAATTCTTCTGTATTATGTGGGTAGGTAATTTCTGGTTGAACATGATTAATTTGTTGTGGGTCTCCCAACAAGTAGATCTTCTTATTGTTTTGCGCTGCTCGCCTTATCAACGTCGCTGCAACATATGGATTGAACGCAAAATATTCGTCTATTACTAGGTCTTGGTCTCCTTTATAATTAAGCATAGCTACCATGAATGTTCCTCCTTTGATCCCGGATTTGAATTTAACTTGAGATAAATTTTCTTTGAATGGTGTCGCAAAATATGTAGTCTTAGGATTTACACTTGTTAGGAGTGTGGATGTCTTTCCACTACCTGCACTACCAGCGCACACTTGTACTTTGGTGTCTACTGGTTCTTCTTCCTTTGGTAAACTGTTTTTGTTTTTGATGAATAATTGATCTTTGTTTCTTAAAGTCTCCAATCTAAAGCTTTCTCTCATAGCGTACATTTGTTTAGACGTTATTTTACACGTCGTATCACTCACTCTAGGTCTTTTAGCTTCCTTGACTTTTTCTTCGTTCATACACATTTTACAAGCTATCTTCTTCTTGGGACTGACGTCTCTTAACTTAGCGTAAATCACATCCGCTTCTTTTGTGTTATAT